TCAGATACAGATAACTTAGCCAAATTTGAAAGGGTTAAACGTATGATGGCAGATACTATAACTGTAGAAAATGTACCAGATTATTGGAAACAATGTGTTATCCAGGCTCAACAGGAAGAGCAGCAAAGAGAACAGGAAGTATTCGCTCAGGTACAGCAACAGTTAGAGTTATACCAACAGCAGGGAGTACCAGAAGAACAGTTACAGCAAATACAGGAAGAGCTGCTACAACAGGCTCAACAGCAACTTCAGAGTATGCCACCTATTGCTTATGCTCCTCAGGAAATAGGTGTGTCATATGAGAAGGTATCAAAGACTATTAATAGACCTACTATAGATATGTGCTATTACCATGATGTGTATATAGACCCTACATGTGAAGGTAACATAGATAGAGCAGAGTTTATTATCTACAAGTACAATTCTTGTAAAGCTGACCTCCTAGCTGATTCAAGATATGTGAATGTAGATTTGATACCAGATGATGCTAGAGAGTATGACTCAGGTAGAACAGCTAATGACTTTAGAGATAAAGCCAGAAAGAAAGTAACTGTATATGAATACTGGGGTAACTGGGATATTAATAATGACGGTACTAAAGTACCTATAGTTGCTACATGGGTAGGTGATGTAATGATTAGATTACAGGAAAATCCTTACCCAGACCATAAACCACCATTTGTAATAGTACCTTATTTACCTAAAGCAAAACAGGTATATGGTGAACCAGATGGTGCTTTAATTAGTGATAATCAGGATATTATAGGAGCTGTAACCAGAGGTGTTATAGACCTATTGGCTAAGAGTGCTAACTCTCAGACTGGTATGGCTATGCAGTTCCTAGACCCAGTTAATAAGAAAGCATTTGATGAAGGTAGGGATTATCAGTTTAATCCTACTATGACTCCTCAGCAAGCTATATTCCAACATGCATTCCCTGATATACCTCAAACTATTCTACCATTTTTACAGACACAGGAAATGGAAGCTGAAGCACTTACTGGTGTTAAGTCCTATAATCAAGGTATTTCAGGTGATTCCTTAGGACCTACTGCAGCAGGTGTACAAGGCGTATTGGATTCTGCTTCTAAGAGAGAAATGGGAATACTTAGAAGACTGTCAGATGGTCTTAAAAAAGTAGCTAGAAAGATTATAGCTATGAATGCTCTCTGGCTTAATGATACTGAAATAATACGTATTACAAACCAAGACTTTGTAGAGATACATAGAGATGATTTAGCTGGTGAATTTGATTTGGATTTAACTATTTCCAGTGCTGAACAGGATAACGCTAAAGCAGAGTCTTTAGCTTTTATGTTACAAACTCTAGGAAATACAGTAGACCAGGGTATGACCCAGATGATTTTATCTGAAATCTGTAGATTACGTAAGATGCCTGAACTGGCTGAAAGAGTAGCTAGATTTACTCCTCCACCACCAGATCCAATGCAGCAGAAAATGCAGGAAATGCAGATTGAATTACTACAGAGTCAGATTAATAAGCTACAAGCTGAAGTACAGAAACTTGGTGCTGATACTGAGCTTAGTGGTGCTAAGGCTCAAAGTGAGATTTATGGTACACAACTTGATATGCAGTTAAAACCTCAGGAACTCATGAGTAAGATTAGAAGTGAACAAGCTAAAGCTGAATACAATCAGTCTATGGCTCAGAAACTTAATCTTGATTACCTCAATGATGTTAATGGAATTAAGCATAATCAGGATTTGGAACTCATGTCTCAACAAGCTAAAGCACAGGCAGATAAATCTATGCAGGAAAAATACATGGATTATCTGATTGAGAAAGAGAAAACCAAGCAACAACTAAATAAACGTAAGGATAAGAAATAATGATTTTTACTATCGAACAAGCTAATGAGCAAGTAAGAGTAAAAAAAGCCTTAGAAAATCTCATGGAAAATGATGATTTTAAGCTGGTTTTTCAAACCCATTATGGTGAAAAACAGGTACAGGCTTTAGGCTACTTATTGACTCAGGCAGCCAATGAACGACAGGAAAAAGAGCGTTCTGATAAGCTGAAGGCTATCTTTTACTTTAAACAATTTATGCAGGACGTACTTAATTTAGGTACATATGCTGAAGAGCAGTTAAAAAATCCTGAAACATATGAAGCGTTAGGAGAGAAAGACGATGGCTAGTGTGTCAGATGAAGTATTTAGCAGTACTCCCTGGGAAAATGTAGAGAAATCTATTGATGAGTACGCACAACAGCACCCAGAAGAAGTAGAAGCTTTTAATAGAGAAGCCTCTATTAATAATTCAGGGTCAGTTTATCAGAATGCTTTGAATGAGCAGTCTTATCTTAATTCATTTAATTCTTCTCAGGAACCAACCAATGAGACTACAGGTGCACAGGATACGCAGTATCAAGAGACTCCGCAGCAGGAGCAACCAGTGGATAATGCACAACAGGAGCAGAATGTAGATCCTAGTCTGGTTTATAAAGATTTATATGATAGAGTTACTGCCCCTTTTAAAGCTAGTGGAAGAGAATTTCAGGTACATAATGCTGATGAAATTATTTCATTAATGCAGAAAGGAGTGGATTACACTAAAAAGCTTCAGGCTTTAAAACCAAAACTTATGGAAATGCGTACTCTCGATGACCAGGGTATGCTGGGAGATAGGCTTAATTTTGCTATAGACTTATTCAATGGTAACCCTCAGGCTTTAGCTAAACTTATCAAAGAAAAGAATATAGACGTTAATACCCTGATTCCTCAGCAGAATGAATTTGGTGAAGAGGTAGCTCCTAAGGAATATGTTCCTACAGACTATAAGATTGACCCTAGCAGATATGAATTTCTAAATGCTATAGACCAGCTTAAAGAGAAAGGAACATTTAATAAAGTATCTGATGCTTTAGAAAAACTAGATGCTGCATCTAAAGCTGAATTTACTAAATCACCTCAGAATCTCATGATTATGGATTCTCTGGTAGAGAGTGGTAAATTCGACATGGTGTACTCTGAATTGGAAAGAGCAAGAATTGTTAATAACCCAGCTATTGCTGGTATGAATGATTTTCAGGCTTTAGATGTTATAGGTCAAGCTATGTATAATGCAGGAATGTTTAATCAACCTGCACAGCAACCTCAGCAATCAGTAGGAAATCAACCTCAGTATGCTCCTCCTTATGTACCACAACAGCCTGTTTACAACCCTCAGGTTGCACAACAGCAGGAATATCAGAGACAGCAACAGGTAGTACAAAATAGAAAACAACAGGTAGCACCTGTTAGAAACCAAGGAGGTAAAACTTCTAGGAGTTTGTACGACCCATTAAGATGCTCTGATGAAGAGTTTAACAAAATTAATATTAAAGATATTGAGAAGTTTTATTAGGAGATTTAAATGCCTGAATATATTAAAGGTCAGACAGGTTATTCTGATGGTGCTGGTGGTACTATTTCTTATGGTCACCAGTTTGGTAATGGTGGTAGAACTGCTTCTACTGTAGTAGACCCTTCCAGGGGTTATATTAATTATGGTACTGGTAATGTTACTGATACTGGTACTATGAAGTCTCAGTACTTCAAAGACTGGCTCATTAGAGATTCTCTCATTGAAGTAGCTAAAGAGCAGGTATTCCAGAAGTTAGGTACTGTACGTAACCTTGCACCTAACAATGGTAAATACTTGGTTCAGTACGTGTGGCACCCAATGTTAGATGATAGAAATATCAACGACCAGGGTATTGATGCTAACGGTGTTTACTACGCTGGTGGTAACATGTATGGTTCTTCCAAGGATATTTCTACTATTCAGGGTAAGCTCCCATTACTGGGTGAGAATGGTGGTAGATATAACCGTGTTGGTTTCACTAGAACCATGATTGAAGGTACTATTCAGAATGTAGGTTTCTTCTTTGAATTTACCAAAGATGCTCTGCAGTTTGACTCACAGACTGACCTGTTGCAACACTTGCACAGAGAAGCTATGAGAGGTGCTAATGAAATCGTTGAAGATGCTATGCAGATTGACCTTATCAATGGTGCAGGTCTTAACGTATATCCTGGTACTGCTACTCAGAACTCTGAATTAGATGGTTCAGCATCTAATAGTGTTATTTCTTATAAAGGTCTTATCAAGCTTGCTAGAGAACTTGTAGAGAACAATGTTAAGAAACACTATAAGATGTTTACTGGTTCTCAGAATACTGATACTCGTACTGTAGCAGGTGGTTGGACTGTATATGTTCCTACTGAGCTGAGAGCTACTCTCATGCAGATGTTGGATTTCCATAACAGACCAGCATTTATTCCTGTAGAACAGTATGCAGCAGGTGGTAACACTGTACCAGGTGAAATCGGTAAGATTCTTGACTTCCGTTTTGTTGAAGTAAAAGAAATGCTCCGTTGGGAAAATGCTGGTGGTACAGCTTCTACTACTACATCTGTAGATGGTCAGGAAGTTACTACTGTAGATGATACCTACATTAACAACGGTACTAAGTATACTGTATTCCCTCTTCTGATTATTGATGATGAATCCTTTGTTTCTATTGGTTTCCGTTCTAATGGTGCAAAGCAGAACTTTGAAATTATCCAGAAGATGCCAGGTGCAGAAACAGCAGATGCACATCATGACCCTTATGGTCGTCATGGTTTCTGGTCTATTCAGTGGTGGTATGGCACTATGATTTTAAGACCTGAAAGACTGTGCTGCATTCACACTCTTGCTGTGGCATAATATTTTACCTACTTAACTTGTAACCCTGCCCCTAGTCTCTAGGGGCTTTTTTAGAAGGATTTATTTTTATGGCAACTACAAAAGACTCAGGCGAAATTTCTACTGAAGAACTCAGAGCAAAAGCCAAAGAATTACATATCAGATTTACTAAGTCTACATCAGATGATGTATTACTTGAGAAGATTGAGGAAGCTGAAAAACTCTTAGCTCCTAAGATTAAGAAACAGTTTACCAATAAGAATAGAATGGCTTTAGTGCATGTTCAGGTAAACTCTTTAGACCCTTATATTCAGAAACAGCCTCATGTATTTAGACAGATTTCTAATGAAGTAATATCTCTTAAAAAGGCTATTGCACTGAATAAACCTATTTTCCTGGAACAGTGTATGATTGACTTACTGAAGTCAGAAAAGTTCATGACACTGGAATCCAACACTCAACCTGCAGATAAAATTATCAGAGAACCAAAACAGATATGGACTAACAGATTTAATATTACCTACTTAGACCAGCCTACAGAGAAAGACTGGAAAGAAGATGAAAAGTGGAAACACATGCGTAAGGTTAAATCTTTAAATGATTCTGCTAATGCTTTAGTGGAGGACTAAATGACTGATACAACTGTAGACTTAACACTGGATAAAACTCCTATTAAGACTATATTACCTAAAACCATAGATGATTTAACAGTAAATTCACTATCTGGTAAAGGTGCATTTGATAGACTTATGCAGTCTGTAGAATTACATATTCAAGATGAACATAAGAAAGGTCGTATTACTGGAGCTAACTATGCTCAGGTATATATGCAGGCTATTCAGTATGTTCTACAGTTTGCTACTCAGTTTACTTTATCTCAGGACCAACCTTATCTAGAAGCTGAAAAACTCCGTATTGAAAAAGATAAAGCTAACATTGATTTAGAGAAACTCAAGTTAGAACTTGAAATAGCTAAGGTAGATCTTGAGATAAAACGTACTAATCTGGAAATTGCTAAAGCACAGTTAGAGCAGGAAAAACAGAAGATACCTCTAATTAAGGCTCAGACTCTTTCTGAATTAGCTAAAACCAAAGACATTATACCTAATGATGAAGAATGCTATGAAGGTGAAAACTTCAACATACATGGTGAAATGGGTATGCAGATTAGAACTGCTAAAGCCTCTATTGTTAATGCAGAGAAAGCCAGTGCATTATCATTAGCTAAAGAATTTGCTATTGTACCATTTACTACTATAGAGTCTGCAGAAGGTATTGGAGCAGGTTACTATGCTCTCAATGGTGGTAACTCTATTGTATATATTAATAATCTCCGTAAAGCATTTGGTTTACAGGAATTAGATACTACTACTTATGCTGGTGCTCATAAACAGTACATGGATAAATATGCTCCAGATGTTAAATTGGAGACTGATGATTAATGGGTTTATTTGGGCATGAGTACAAAAAGAAATATGATACCCAGACTTCTCCTATAAATGAAGCCTATGCAGTACCTCGTTCCCTTAATAATCTAACTTACAGATATTGTAGAGTTAAAGGAGCTGATTACAGCTTATTATTAAGGGAAGCCCAAACAAACTCTATTGCAGGAACTCTCTATAAAATAGCTAAAGACTGCCAAGAAGGAGGCAAATATGCCTCCTCTATTGGTACTCCAAAAGGTACATTTATTATGAAACCTCTTGGATTAGCCAGCTTTAGAACTATACTTAATTCTACAGAACCAAAACAAATACTATCTCAGAAAGTCTCACCAGTAGATGATAGTGTATTATTTGCTTTGGCTTATGATACTCTTATTTCATTTGGTTTTGATGGTACTCATCTCACTATAGAAGATGTAGTATATGAATTTGCTGAGATATCTTTAGGTGATGATAATTTTATTTATATAGACTACTATGAAGTAGAGATTATACAACATGGTCCTACTTCCGAAGTAATAAAACGTCCTTTTACCTTTAATACTGGAATACACCTAGATGATACCTCTAGTGATTATGTAGTTATTAAATATCTAAACCAAGAAGATGAAATAAAATACTATGTATATAATACAGCTAGTAATACTAGTGAGATTATTACTAGTTGGATTAAACAAAACCATGTATCACACTATCCTTCATTTTTTGCTAGATATGATAAAGAAAGTATTAGGACTAAAGACCCAAGTTACTTTAAAACATGTGTTAAGGCTCTTAAAAGACTTAATCTAGACTGGGAAGATT